TTAGCTGAAGATGAAACCTACTGTTGCGAATCCTGTGCTCTGGAGAGCGTGGTATATCGCGACCCAAACGGATATTTAGCAGGAGATGAGGAAGATGAGTGACCTGAAAAAAGCGGCGCGTGGCCGGGAATGCCAGGTACGAATTCCTGGTATCTGCAATCACAACGCTGAAACCTCTGTGCTGGCACACATCAGGCTTGCAGGTATATGTGGTGTGGGCATTAAGCCGCCAGACCTGATAGCAACCATTGCATGTTCGGCGTGTCATGACGAAATCGACCGCAGAACACGCGTAGTCGATGCTGAGTACGCCAAAGAGTGCGCCCTTGAGGGGATGGCTAGGACTCAGGTTATCTGGCTCAAGGAGGGGCTTATACGCACATGAACGAATACAGACTTACGCTTCCATGGCCGCCTAGCGTAAACAGCTACTGGCGACGACGAGGAAGTCAGTACTACATCAGCAAGAAAGGACAGCAGTACCGCAAAGAAGTTATCCAGATTATCCAAAGCAGCAACCTCGATATTCAGACCGAATCCCGCTTACGCATCAAAGTCATCGCCGCAGTTCCTGACTCCCGGCGCAGAGACCTCGATAACATCCTGAAGTCACTACTCGATTCTCTCATCCATGCAGGATTTGCGATGGACGACGAGCAATTTGATGACATTCGCGTAATCCGTGGACAGAAGGTCAGGGGAGGAAGCCTGGATATCAAAATCACTGAACTGGAGGAAGTATGTCTCGTGAATATGTGAAGAAAATCCATTACCCGTGCGAAACAGCAGCAATCTTTCAGGATGTGCTCTTTGTTATCCGCCCTGAGCACGCATCAGAGCTTCTTAACGAATGTGACCGCGCTGCTGAGTTCTTCCTGAATTACTTCCCATTCTGCAAGTTGGAGGATGTGCGAGAGGGTATCGTTTACAGCTTCGGCGGCCTGTATCTGAATGACTTCGAAATTATCCGGGAGGCAGCATGAGTGCTGACTTTTACTTCAATGCATTTCTTTGGGCTGTGTTCCTTTTCGTCTGGATACCGATTCAAAGCCACCGTCATAAGAAGCGAATGAAATCGCTACGAGCCATACGCAAGGGATACAACAGGATGTGCAAATACAGGTGCCTGAAGAAGCTAACAGGAGGCCAGTCATGTCAGTAACAGCCATCAACTCAGCACAGCAGCGCCACAAAGACCGGGAGATGCTGGAAAGCATCCGACACCAGAAGGAGAACCTCCGAAAGGTAATAGAAGGTCTGGAGCGCCTTGAAAGGAATTTGCAGAAGAACCTTGGCATTAATCCGGATGGAGGCGACGCAGCATGATCACAACGAAAGAGTTTGATATTGATACAGAAGAGAAACTCGAACTGGCAAAGTTGTATGAGGCGCTTTATTACAACCCGGACACAGGTAACTTCTCCTCTAAACTTCATGCTGGCGTCCGGATGAGGTGCATCATTGCCAACAATGGATATATCTACGTTTGCTACGGCGGTAAAAAATACGCCGCTCATCGACTGGCCTGGTTCTATTATCACGGGCGATGGCCGAAAGAAGAAGTAGATCATGTCAATGGCAACCCATCTGACAATCGCATCAAAAACCTGAGGGAAGCAACTCGCGAGCAAAATACTCATAACCAGCGATTACGGAAAAACAACACTTCCGGAATCCGGTGCGTCAGCAAGAATCGCGCAAATGGGAAATGGAAAGTTCAGATTTGGCGGTTCGGTCAGCGATTTCAACTCGGCGAATATGCCGACAAATCAGAGGCTGCAAGAGTTGCGAATGAATTCCTGCGGAAAACAGACGAGGAATTTTTCTGCGACGTTCGGGCAAAGCATGAATTACCTGATGACCAAATAGCACTGCTGGCGACAATCAAAAGGTCAAAAGACCTTGGCTTTAAACCAAGGCTTTTGCCAGAAAACAGAGTATGGGTTTCCCACATGTTAAATGCCTGGGGTCGGTGGGCATATAGTGGGATGAGCGAGAAATCTCAGGTTAGCCCAATTGCCAGATTCATGGAGTCAGTGTCAGGTCGGGGGGCCATTACATCTGACGGAATCGTGGCAATCATGGAAAGCCTTCACAACAGAGGTTACCACGGAGAAGATCTTATCAAGAAGATGGCGCAAATCATCGCAAATCTTAAACACTCAAGCTCACCGGCTTGCACCGATGAGGAAGGGATGTTTATGGATCGCATAATTCTGGAGTGTTTAGGTAATAAAACCGTGCTCACCAGAGTAGCCATCAATTATTACGTTTACGGGCATGCTACTGAAACTATCGCGCAGTATATCCAGAGGATAACCAGAGGCTCTTTAACCATGCCTCAGGCTCGCGACAGAGTGAGGTGGTGCATTAGTTTAATTGAGGCAAGAGTTTATCACGCTGCAATGAAGGAGATTGATGAGGCTGAATTCACTAAATTTGCAGCATAAGTAATATTTATCCGAAAGTGCTTGCAAAAAAATTATTACCTGGTAAATTCCATATATGCTCGGGAGCGTAAAGCGAAGAGCGGGGTGGTGAGATAACAGAGGCGGCTCTCACCACCGATTCCGCCTAGTTGGTCTAGCCACGTGATTGCGTGACGACTCCAACCATCGCAGGCTGAGAGGTCTGCAAGAGTTCAGGCAGTACTGGTTGCGAGAGTGACTAAAGAAAGCCCCGCAGTGATGTGGGGCTTTTTTATATCTAAATTTCCCCGCGCACCGCAATGCGCATCTGCCCACGTCGAACCACCCTTTGAAATGAGCCTTTGAGGAAGTCAGTTAGTGCTGGCGAGCCTCGACGGGCTGATTTCCATTGCGGCAAAGGTTCATTTCAAAGAAAGGTATACGCATGCCATTTGATTGCATTTCAATACCGATTGAAAGAATAAAGGAGATTCTTTTAATTGATGAATCAAGCAGGACTGGCTTGAGGTGGAAGGTAACGACAGGGTCCAGGTCAGCGGCAGGTCAGGAAGCTGGTAGTTTAGATAATTACGGATATTACATAGTCAAGGTTGATGGTGTTAAATACCGCAATCACAGAATAATTTGGTCAATGTTGAACGGGGATATTCCTAAGGGATTAACTATCGACCATATAGATAGAAATAGAAGTAACAATGCGCCGTCCAATCTAAGGGTCGCCACGCACGAAATGCAGGCTATGAATAAGGCTCCTTTTGCAAGAAAAGGCAGGTTGGGCAAAAGTAAAGGTACGCTTACCTTTAGGGCTACTGGAAGAATTGATGCTTCCGTTATAGTGAACAATAAAGCCTTTTACAGAAGTGGAAGGGATGAATCTGAATTGAAAAAATGGATTGAGGAAACAAAGTCAAGGGAATATTTAAAGCTTGGAATAATATGACTGCAAATTCTGCATCTGTCGTAGTTTGGTAATTACGTCTGGCTTCCAACCAGAAAATGCCGGTTCGATTCCGGCCAGATTCTCATCAAAAAATGAGCCGAATCACTCCCTCATTCGCCTCATCAAAGCAACTCAAAACAGAACAACCTCTTACCCCTGGCTGATGCCGGGGATTTTTATTTTCAGGCCCGGACAATCAACCCCCATCGAACCTTTATCTGAGTGTCCGTGGCCTGACCCTTTGACTACTCACAGCACCCGCATTAACAGCGAGGTGAGAGCATGTACCGTATGAATACAAGCAACGGCTTTTGGTCGTATTTCTGGAGCGCCATAACAGGGTTTCTGACCATGCTGACATTACAGGATGTGCTGTTCGCCCTGGGTGCGGTGGTGACCGCGCTTTTTACATGGTTGACGTATCGATCCAATAACAGGCGAAACCTTGCAGTGATTGAGGAAGAGCGCAAGCGTACCGACATCCTCAAGACTGCTTATGCGCGAGGGGACGTTAACAGCATCCCGGAAGCGGCAAAAATCGTTCAGGACATCGACGCGGTAATGCAGCCGCAGGATAAATAACATGGCTATGTCTTCCACACTTCGAAACCGGATCATTGGAGCTATCGCCGGAGGTGGCGGGGCTATTGTCATCGCGACAGCTATGGTATCGGGGAAAGACGGGCTGGAAGGGCGCGAGCATGTTCCATACTACGATGTGGTTGGCGTTCTCACCGTCTGCGACGGGCATACAGGGAAAGACATTATTCCTGGCAAGCGCTACACCGACCGGGAGTGTGACGCACTAACCCGTTCCGACATGGCCCGCATCGCCCGGCAGGTTGACCCGCATATCAGGGTGCCAGCCACTGAAACCCAGCGCGCCGCTATCTACTCTTTCGCCTATAACGTTGGTGCCAGCGCCGCCATCAACTCAACCATGCTGAAAAAGCTCAATGCCCGTGACTACACCGGAGCATGCGATGAGTTACGCCGCTGGGTATACGCTGGCGGTAAGAAGTGGAAAGGCCTGATGAACCGCCGGGAGATTGAGCGCGAAGTCTGCCTGTGGGGCGAGAAGCCTCAGAAATCTGACAGTGGTTTTGGCCCGCTGAATCCCGGAACGCCACTATCTGCGCCGGGGGTGTTTTGATGAGCCGTGTAACCGCAATTTTTGGCGCTGTTATCGTTTGTCTGATTATCGGTCTTGGCTGGGCGGTTAATCACTATCGAGATAATGCCGTCACCTACAAAGAGCAGCGCGATAAAGCCACTGAAAGTTTGAATCTCGCGAACGCCACCATCAAAGACATGACAGTGCGCCAGCGAGACAACGCGGCACTCGACGCTAAATACACAAAGGAGCTTGCCGATGCGAATGCTGAAAATGATGCTCTGCGTAAGCGTCTCGATAATGGTGGCCGGGTGCGTGTCAAAGGTAAATGTCCCGCTCAGGACTACACCACCTCCACCGGCAGCGTGGGCGATGCAGGAACCGTCGAACTCTCTGACCTTGCTGGACGAAACGTTCTCGGTATCCGATCCGGAATCATCCGCGACCAGAAAGCCCTGAGGTATTTGCAGGACTACATCAACACGCAGTGCCTGAAATAAAAAAAATCCTGACCGCACTTTGCAAAGTACAAAGCCCATTAAATGAGCCTCGCTGAAATGCGGGGCTTTTTTATGCCTGTTACCGCTGGCGAATATTCTGTCATCGGAACGGCAATTTATCAAAACTGCGCGTCGCAGCGCATAGACAACCCGAGTCTTTCAGAAAGCTGAGCCTGAGAACTGCCGTATATGGTGGCGACCATCTCGGGGCGGCTTTTCTGTGCGAACAGGCTCATCTTTCTAAAAGGTAAACCGCAATGACATACCCAACAGTGATCGTAAATGGCGTCTCCGTCCGCGTGGACGAAAAAGGCAGATATAGCCTGAATGACCTTCATGCTGCCGCCGTTCTGAAAGGCGAGGCTACTGAGTCGCAAAAGCCAGGCAAATTCATCCGTAGTGCTTCAGTAAAACGGTTTGTTCAGGCGCTGGCAGGCAAAGGACAAAAATGTCCTCTGGAAGATAACCCGGCACTTAGGGTAATTCGCGGTGGTGACGAGCCCGGCGTATTGGTACAAGAAGAACTCGGCATCCGATATGCAGCCTGGATCAAGCCGGAGTTTGAAATCCGCGTTTATGAAACCTTTCGGGAAGCGGTGCTCAACGGCCTGAGTAACATGAACCGCCTTAACCGTCTCGACTTGCTGATCGCTAATGAGATCAAAGAGGTCAGCGCCTGCGCCAAGACCATGAACAAATGGGGAGTCGGGGGACGTAAGAAGCTACTGAATGGTGCCCGCGAAAGGATAATCGAACAGATGGATCCTGACATGGTCGCAATGATGGAAGATAAAGCAGCGTAATTAACCTGAGAGCCTCTTTCACAACGGCTTTCCATTCCAAAGCTCATCCTCGGGTGGGCTTGATAATGGATATCCCCCTGAGCGGATAAATCGTAAATATGCCCTGTAGGGGATAAAGAGGCTTTATGTCCAATATCTACCAAATCACCCTGACAACCCAGACAGGCGAAACCTTCACTGGCAAGATGACACGTCGTCAGCCTGAGCTGGTTAACGGATTCGTGCCGCTGGCTACCGAGACAGGCGAGTGGCTGTATTTTGCTCCTGCTGATGTAAAGCGCGTGCAGTTTACGCCAGTACCGGCAGAGGAAGCACCGGCAGAAACTGAGGAGTCCGCATCATGAAGAGCGCATTTATCCCGGTAACGCTGAGCCTGGATGTTTCATCTGCTGGCGAAGAGGCTCAGGCCGTGGCCAGCGAGCTACTACGCCGCACTAATGGGCTTAGCCCGCGCATTTCTGAAGATGAGGCGCTTCGCATCCTGCTGGTCGACGTGACCCGGGATTACCTGAAGGCCAAGAGCAAGGCAGAACAAACAACGGAGTAACGGATGAGCAAACCGGACTGGGAGGCCATCGAGACGGCGTACCGGGCCGGAGTGATGTCCCTTCGAGAAATAGCATCACAACACGGTATCAGCGAAGGCGCTATCCGTAAGCGTGCCAAGCGTGACGACTGGTCGCGTGATTTGAATGCGAAGGTGAAAGAACGAGCAGACGATCTGGTACGCAAAGCTGAGGTACGCAAACAGGTACGCAGTGAAGTCACTTTTAATGAACGCGTACTCATCGAAGCGACGGCTGAGGTAATCGCCAATGTCCGTATGGAACATCGCGGTGACATTAAGCGCGCCCGGCAGATAACTAATGCCCTGTTTGATGAGTTGGGGGCGGAGTGCGCAGACGTGGGCGCACTGGAAAAGCTCGGAGAGCTGATGTACGACCCCGACGACAAAGGCCAGGACAAGCTCAATGAGATTTACCACAAGGTCATAAGCATGCCGGAGCGCGTTAAGTCAGTTAAGGCACTGAGCGACGCGCTGAAGAACCTGATAGGGCTTGAACGACAGGCCTACGACATAGACGGGCCTGAAGGCGACAACTCTGTTAAGCAACTTTCTGACCTGATGGATTCATTGTCTCAGGGGGCGTAATGAAACCTGAGCACATCAAACTGCTGGCCGACAAAGACTGGCGGATGAATAACCTTTACTGGATCACCGACAAAGAGGGTAAGCCCACGCGCTTCAGGATGACGCCTGAGCAGCGTGAATACTTTGAGGGGATCCACACCCGAAACATCATTCTGAAAGCTCGCCAGCTCGGTTTCACAACTGAAGTGTGCATCATCCAGCTCGACGCAGCCCTGTTCGAGTCGGCTAAATGCGCGCTGATCGCCCATACGCTGAATGACGCAAAGCGCCTGTTCCGCGAAAAGGTGAAGTACGCATACGACAAGCTGCCAGCAGAGATAAAGGCGGCCAACCCGGCGAGCAATGACTCGTCTGGTGAGCTGGTCTTTAAGAAGGGCGGCTCGCTATACGTCAGCACGTCGTTTCGTGGTGGTACGCTGCGCTACCTTCACGTTTCCGAGTTTGGAAAGATATGCGCCAAGTATCCGGACAAAGCCCGTGAGATCGTCACTGGTGCGTTTGAGGCGGTATCGACGGGATGCTTCGCTACTATCGAGAGCACGGCAGAGGGACGGGCGGGTTACTTCTTTGATTACTGCCAGACGGCAGAGAAAGCGTTGCTACAGGGCAAGCCCTTATCCGCGCTGGACTGGAAGTTTTTCTTCTTCTCCTGGTGGAAGAACCCACAGTACGCAATCGACCCGGTAGAGTCTCTGCCGGTGCGCCTGCTTGAGTACTTCGTTGAAATGGAGTCGAAGCACGGCGTAGTCGTCAATGAACGCCAGAAAGCCTGGTACTACGCCAAAGAGAAAACGCTCGGCGATGACATGAAGCGCGAATACCCGACCATTCCGGCCGAGGCGTTCCAGCAGTCGGTCGAGGGCGCGTACTACGCCAAGCAGTTCCGCTGGCTCTACACCAACAAGAGGATCGGCCAAATCCCTGATAACTCGCACCTCCCGGTACACACATTCTGGGATATCGGTGTGGGTGACTCCACGGCGATCTGGTTCGTTCGCGAGGTAGGCGAAGAGTTCCACATTATCGACTACTACGAAAACTCCGGCGAGGGGCTGAGGCACTACATGAAGGTGTTGAAAGACCGCGGCTATGAGTACGGCGAACACTGGGGGCCGCACGACATCGAAAACCGCGAGTTCGCAGCTGATGCGAAGTCACGCAAAGAGCTGGCGCGCGAAGGGTACGAAATCGACGGTCAGATGTACTCACTGAATTTCAAAGTGGTGCCGAAAGCTGGCATCGATACCGGCATTGAGTCGGCGCGTGAAATCCTCCCGAAATGCGTATTCGATGAGGAGAAATGCTCGGAAGGTATCTCTCACCTTGAGGGCTACCGGAAGGAGTGGGACGACAAACGCGGCTGCTGGAAAGATAAACCTCTCCATGACGCCACTTCGCACGGTGCCGATAGCTTCCGTTACTTCGCTGTGACGAAGAACAACCGCAAGCAGGTCGGCACAGTATTCTTCTAAGGAGCATCGCCAGTGAGCGAACAAGATAACGGCCTTCAACTGGCTGTGAATAACCTCGCCACTGAAATGAGGCGAGCGAATTACCTGAATGCCATCGGCATCGGTGGCGGCAACACGAAGCGACCGACGCTTTACCAGGAATTTGGCTACCCGCGCACAATCACCTTCAACGACTTTTACAACATGTACCGCCGCAACGCCGCTGGATTCGCTGTGGTACATCGCCTGCTGGATGGTTGCTGGCAGGACTATCCGGTCATAGTCGACGGGGATGAAGCGCAGGAGGCGAAGAAAACAAACGCCTGGGAAAAGAAAGTCACCAAGTTCATGAAGAAATGGTGGCCAAAGGTGAAGGATGCCGACCGGAGGAATATGGTCGGGCGTTACTCCGCACTGCTGCTACAGGTAAAAGACAATAAGCCGTGGAGTGATCCAGTAGATATCAGGCTGGTGAAATCTCTCGGAGAGTCCGCTTTGGTGAAGCTGATCCCGGTATGGGAGCCACAGTTAACTGTCGCCGAATGGGATAACGACCGTCAGTCTGAAACGTTCGGCCAGCCGAAGATGTTCAACTTCAATGAGCAGCCGGTCGGTGATGAGCCTTTTGTCGGTCCGATGCGCGGCGAACCGGTGCACCCGAGCCGAGTTATCCTGTTCTGTGAAGGATCTGAAGACGACAACGTCCTGTCCGGCATCCCGCTGCTGGAGGCGGGTTTCAACAAAGGTCTTGATATCGAGAAGATTTCCGGCGGTGGCGCTGAGGGCTTCCTGAAGAACGCCAGTCGTCAGATTGCCGTCGAATTCAGCAAAGAAACCGACATGAACACGCTGGCAGACCAGGCTAAGAAGGCTGGCTATGCCGATCTCGGCGAAGCGATGGGCGACAAGGTCAACAAGCTTAACCGTGGCACCGATGCTGCCGCCGTGATGCAGGCCGGGCAGATGCACGTTCTGAGCGTTACGCCTGGCGACCCGGGGCCAACGTGGGAAGTTACCGCGAATGAACTGGCCGCCTCAGTGCAAATCCCATTCACCATCCTGTTCGGTCAGCAGACCGGGAGACTGGCGAGCGACGAGGACAAAACGGACTGGGCTATCCGACGCAACACGCGTCGCAATGGCTTCCTGACAGACCGGGTAACTGCGCTGCTGGAACGCTTCTGGACGCTTGGGATTATCGACCCGCCAACCAAAGGCGAGGTCACCATCTCATGGAGCGACCTTCTGGCGCCAGGTGAGAAAGAGAAGATCGAGAACGCATCCAAGCTGGCCGACATCGTGCAGAAAACCACTGGCTTCTATGGCGGTGAGCCGCCTATTACAGGCAATGAGCTGCGCGAAGTTGTTGGGCTTGACCCGCTGCCGGAGCCAAAAGAACCACCGAAACCGGAAGAAAAGGTGACTACCGATGATCCACTGGCCGATGACACCAGAACAGACGGCAAAGGTGGGGCTGCCGATAGTTCCGCGCAACAAAGTTGACCCGACCCGATCATCAAAGCAGGTAACCGCGATGTTCCGGGATATCGAGGAACGGTATCTCGGCATCAAGCGCGCACTGAAAGCTCTGTTCGACCAGCGCCTGACCGGGCGAGAGCGTGAGGTAAACAGCCATAACTGGCATTTCCTGTGCCACGACCACGGCGCGGATATGCGGCTCTACCAGGTCAACGCCGGAAAGTTTATCTACGACATGTCAGCGCAGGAACTGGCGGACCTGCTGGAGGCGGTGCAGTCGGTTCTCGACGATTACCTGCTGGAAGGTGGCGAGCAAAACCTCTGGGCGATGGATTACGTCGTCGCAGAAGCGCAGCGCGGCACACTTGAGGCCTTCAACAACCTATCACAGCAGTCTCAGGTGTACGCCAGCCAGACGACGTTACAGCAGCTTTTAAGCAGCCCGGGCTACCTGAACCAGATTGCGGCGGCCAGGCTGACAGCGTTCAGCGACTGGAAGGTCATCAGCGACACTGCCCGTGGCGATCTGACCAACATCATCACTGACGCAGTAGCGCGCGGGGTGAATCCACGCGAGACGGCAAGCGTCATCAGCAAGCGCCTCGATGTGTCGATGTCGAAGGCCAAAACCATCGCTCAGACTGAGCAGGTCGGCTCGCTGCGGCAGGCACAATGGAATGAAACGGACTGGGCCGCTGACAGGCTGGGGCTGAATACCGGCCTGCTATGGCTGTCTGCGCTCAAGCCTACGACGCGCAGTTGGCACGCCAGCCGTCACGGAAAGGGTTACTCCACCGAAGAGGTCCGGGACTTCTACGCTGAGAATGGCAACCGGTACAACTGCTATTGCAGCCAGATCCCGGTGCTGCTTAACGACGACGGCAGCATATTCAACGAAGGGCTGGCAGATAAGCTGGCGAAAGAGCGCAAGCAGTGGACGAAAGCGGAAGCAGCTTAATGTATAATCATCAGTGGCTAGGGTAGCTCCCGAAAAGCGGCATCGTCACCGCCTGCCACTGATAACCTGACGAGCAACTAAGACGAGGTTGTACATGAGCACCAATGAAAACAGTGATTCTTTTGAGCTTATCGTTAAATTAGGCCTGCATGTTAAGCCATCTGAAAACAGTGCTTCAGGTAAGCGATTCGCAAGCGTAGGGTATGCGGTGAGCGAATCTCAAATGCAATATGTGCACGAAGAACTGCCTGGTGACTCGGGCGGTGACGCAGCTGCATATCGGAAAGCAATTGCGCGGGCAGTCGAAGAGTTGAATAAGATAAGCTAACCACCAATGAACATATAACAGGTCGCTACGGCGGCCTTTTTTATTGCCTGAAATCCACCAATGAGGACCCAGCATGAAACGCAACCGCGTTAACGTGCTGACCGTCGTCAACTCCGCTTCAAACATCACCACTGAAACTATCGACGGCAAGCCACATATCGTGGTTCGCGGCATCACGCCTGTCGTGGACGATATCGTGATGAACCGGAAGTTGTACCCGGCAGCTGAAATCGAAAAGGCCTACAACACGCTTGAGCGTAACCCGATGCCGCTGGGCCACCCGAAGGTGGACGGCAAGCATGTATCGGCGCGCGATGTCAGGGCGGTTAACGAATACCACGTCGGCGCCTGGCTACAGAACGTCAGCCACAAAGACGGGAAGGTTACGGGCGACATGTACGTTAACCGCCAGTACGCCGAGTCTAGCGACAAGGGCAAGCGCCTGATTATCCGCCTGGATGAGATGCTGGCCGGTACCAACTCCGACCCGATTCATATCTCGACAGGCCTGCTGTATTCCGGTATCGCCGCCAACGGCGAGTCGAAGGGCAAAAAGTACAACGAGATCGCCACCAACATGATGTTTGACCATGTGGCGGTGCTGCTTGATGAGCCTGGTGCTGGAACGCCGGAAGAGGGCGTGGGCATCTTCGTTAACTCGGAAGGTGATGAGCAGCAGATCGAAGTTGCCCGCCTGGCTGACGGAATTGACTGCACCCGCGATGGCCTGATCAACAAAACCAAATTCTTCTTTACCAATGCCTCCAACTTTTCCTTCGACGACATCCAGCGCGCAATCAGTGAAAAGCTGCGAGAGGGTCGATCTGATGACAACTGGCTTTGGCCAGAGTCGGTATGGCCTGACACCTTCGTATACCGGGATGATTCCCGTTATTTCAAACAGAAGTACATCATCGACGATGACGGCAAGGCCCAATTCGTCGGCGAACCTGTAGAAGTCGTGCGCAAACAACCTGAGTACGAGATTAAAACCAACGGAGAGAACGATCCGATGAAAGAACTGATTATCAATGCGCTGCAAGCCGCTGGTAAGCCGACTGAAGGCAAGTCCGACGCCGAGCTGATGGACGCATACAACCAGATGAAGGCCGAAGAAGCCACCGCCAAGAAAAAAGGCGATGAAGAAATCGACCCGGAAACCGGCAAGCCCAAGAAAAAAGAGCAGGCCACCAATAACGAAGAGATGCCAGCGTGGGCGAAAACACTCGCCGATCGCGTGGACGTCGTTTTCAACAGCCTGAACGCGAACGCCGACAAAGAGAAAGGCGAAAAGCGCGCGGCTGTGAAGCTGGCGATGAACATGAGCGATGAAGAAGTCGCAGATCTGGATGGTAAGGCGCTCGACGCCATGTATGCCAAGTGCCAGACATCTTTCGGCCTGAACGGTGCATTCCGCCAGGCAACCAACACCCAATCAGTCAGCGAAATGCCGGAGTAAAAAATGGCTAAAGACGGGAAACACGTAATTCACGCGGGCGGGATTTTCCCCAACCCGCAACTTAATCGTGAAGGTTCTGCGGCCGCAGCGTTTCTGCCGGGTACCGTCATCTTTTTCAGCGCGGCTAAACCGACACCGTCTGTGGATGGCACTGAAGACGCGATCATCTATGTCGCTAACTACGACTATCTGCGCTGCAAAACAGTTGATGATACCTACGCAATCGGTGACTGGGTAGTAAACATCCAGCCAACACCGGGCGTTTTCCTCAACGTTCGCGCTGCCGCTGGTACCTACACCAAGGGTCAGCCGGTTTCTGTGGCTAATGGCCGCATCAAAGCACTGGCAGCAGGTGAAACCATCTTTGCCTATGTCGAAGAAGACAAGTCCCTGACCGCCGCAGCAGGCGATCTGGTTCGCGTTGTGTTTAAGTAAGGAGAGACTGAATGTTTGTATTTTCGACCCGACGCGCGACTGAGACGGGCAACCTTGAAGCCAACCAGGCGCAGTTTAACGAACTACAACTGGCGCGCAACATGAGTGCCCAGGCAGTAGCTGATTTCGTATCCCGCACCCGCTGGCGCGGTGATGCGGCGAACACACCGGCGCTTGACGCGACGAACGCTGTTGACGATATCCGCCGGCTGTATCGCGCTTACGACCAGACTGTGCTGGCTGAGTTTGAGCCCACCACTGAATTCACCCTGCTTAACGACCTGATCCCGCTTTCCCGTTCAGTTCGCCTTGAAGAGTCGGTGTACGAATACGCTCGTACTGGCGGTCGGGGCTGGGCTCACACCTCCATGTCTGGCCAGATTGGTGCGGCTCTGGATGCACGAGCGTATACCTTCGACGGTACGATGGTTCCGATCCACGATTCTGGTTTCAAATTCCAGTGGCGTGACCCGATTTTCAACAAAGGTTCCGCTCTGGCTTCTCTGGCTGACGCTCAGCGCGGATCTGTTGACGATGTACGTCGCCAGTACGTGGATTACGTCTTCAACGGTTTCCGTGACTCCGCTGGAAACTATATCGCTTTTGATGGCAAGACCTGGAAAGGCGTGAAAGCGGATGAGCGCGTACAGGTTGTTGACCTCAGCGCTTCCGGTCTGAATATCGACTTCACAAGCGGTAGCGCTACGGCTGAGCAAATCCGCAACGCAACCATTGCACTGCGTGACGTGATGAAACTCACCAACCTACAGTATGCGCAGCAGACCTGGTACGTCTCCGGTCAGATCATCACTAACCTGGAGCGTTACTTCAGCGATAACTATCAGTCTGACACCATCCTGCAGGAGCTGCTGAAGCTATCCGGCATCGTTGCCATCAAAGAAGATGCGCAACTGACAGGTAATCAAATCCTGATTGTTCCGCTGACAGCCGGGGTTATCGCTCCGATTGTTGGTCAGGCAGTCGGTACCGTTGCAGACCCTCGCCAGTTCTACAACAGCGACTACGTATGGCGCACCTGGGGCGCGATGGGCCTGATGGTTAAGACCGACATTAACAATCGTAAATCCGTTATCTACGCACACAGCTAAGGGGTATTTATGGCACTGGTAAAAGTTGTTCGAGACAACCTGCTTTCCGGTGCCAATCTCCAGAAGCTGGAGGTTGGCGCGCAGGTTTCGGTAAGCGGTGATGTCGCCATGCGTTGGGCCGCCGCTGGTCTGGTTGAAATCATTAGTGATGACGATAAGACGCTGAAAGTGGCTACGCCGGGCGACGATGCAGCAGAGCAGCAGGATGAATCTGCCACAAAATCGAAGAAGGCGAAATAACCATGGCTGACCCAATCACAGCGGCAGACGTGCAGGCGTTCCTCGGTGAGTTGGGGTACAGCATACCAGGAGCGCTACTGGATCCTATCCTCTGCGTGGTGAACAAAATCATTCCTTGCCTCGATGGCGCAGGGCATGACGAATGCACAGCGAAGCTGATCCTGATGTACGCCGCCGCGCTTATGGCGACGTCGTCCGGTGCTCGCCGCCTAAAATCGCAGGCCGCGCCGTCTGGTGCGTCCCGCTCGTTTGAGTACGGCGATGACGGTATCACCTGGCTGCGCGACTCACTGGTAAAACTCGATACCAGCGGCTGCACTGGTGAACTGCCGATCAGTGCTGGTAATAGTGTCGGGTTCTTCGATGTTGTGGGCAGCTACTGATGGAATGGGTTAGCGCATCTGAGCTGAAGCCAAGCATTTTCACAAGGGCCTGGGTCAAGACGGATACCGGCAGGGAAACCACCGGATACGTTAACTCAATCGGCGAGTGGATCATCAATTGCCCATCGGTCCGCGCAACCGGTGCTGTCGTAGTTGAGTGGAGGGCATAGTCTTGAGTTCAGTTGCTAACTGGTCTTACACAGCCAAAGCCACCATCTGGCGGAAATTACCAGGCAAAGATGAGTATGGAGACCCGCTTGGTTACGCTGCTCCGGAAATCATCCTCTGCGATTACGAAGGCGGTCTGTCGAAGCGTATCGGTAGCCTGGGCGCTGAAATAGTCGTGAAAAATACGGTCTGGACGGAGTACGCGCTGGCCGGTGCCGGGGATTACCTGCTGATTGGCGAATCGACGGAGGCGGACCCTGTAGTAGCTGGCGCTGACGAGGTGCGGCAGGTTATCCGATACGCCGACACGTTCGAGCGACTGGCGGATGATTACGCCATTGTCACCGGAGTATAGCCATGGGCGTGAAAGTGAAAGGGGTTAATCAGACGGTTCGAAACATGAACCGGATACTGGATAACATCCAGAACAAGAAAACCGTCAGGGCAATCTATTCCGCCCTGTATATCCTCGGCGCAGCCTCCGCAAAAGAGGTCCCTCGTGACACCTCCACGCTCGTTAACAGCCAGTTTCGCGATGTGACTTTCAACGGAACGCGGATCACCGGCAGGGTGGGTTATTCAGCAAACTATGCTGTGTACGTTCACGACGCACCCGGGAAATACCTCAACACCCATCACCCGGTACGTGCTGGCGAAGCGCCAGGCTCGCGCGGGGTTATCTGGGGGCCGAACGGGAATCCAAAATTCCTCTACTGGCCAGCCCGTGACAATGAGGCGGCGATTTTCTCTGCAATCCGGCGGGAGATGGAACTATGACACCCATGATGCATGAGCGGGTGCGCAATTTGTTTGTTGATGCCGGACTGACCGCCGGGTTCACCGTTCAGCAGCTACTTTACGACGACCCGGAAGATCTGACTGAGTCCGTGATGGTATTCAGGCCCAGCGGCGGTGCACCAATTCGCCATGACCTGGGCGCTGAGTATTACGTCCAGGTTGATGTGATCGGTGCGAAGGACAAGCGCAAAGACGCGGTGAATGCCGTCCAGCGCATTGTTGACTACGTCCAGGCTATGCCCATGGCTGATGACTGCGTGGGCTTCATCCAGAATATAGGAGGAGTTCCGCCACCCATGCTTTCTGAAGAGGGGAGGATCATCTTCCGGCTTCAGTTTTCCTGCAATTTTGGCGACTAGCCATACCCACCAAATAACCCGCTCCGGCGGGTTTCTTTTTATCTAAGGAGTTTTGCTATGGCTAATTGCCAGAACAGCAATGAGCGTTTGTTTGGCGGCGCGGTTGTGCTCGAAGTTGCCGACGGATGCCCTGACGTTGTGCCGCTGGAGGCCGAGTGGAAAGCACTCGCCGCAGGCACCTCGAAAGGTTTTGATTTCAGCCCTAACGCCGTAACCTCGGACGCCGATGATGGCGGCGGCTACGTTGAAAGCATCATCACTAACTCGGATTTCACCATTTCTTTCGAAGGTGAAGTGCGCAAGCGTGACAAGCTGGACCAGTACGGCATTGGTCGCTTCATCACTTACTTTGCGGGTGAACTGAAAGCGCGCCGCCAGCCCGGTATCTGGGTGCGAATGAACTATGGACCGGTGACGTTCGTGGGCTATATGGTTGTAACAGCACTGAGCTCTGATGGTGGGACAAATGATATTGTGTCGCTTTCAACCGAGTTCAAAGTTGGCGCAGCTGAGACGATTGATGTTATCGATAACTCCGCGGCGACCGCGCTGGTATTTGTGGCAGATCTGCCCTCAACCAAGACTGCCGCAGTCGGCGACAACTTTGATATCGGCGTTCAGGTCACTGGCGGCGTGGCTCCGTACAAGTACGACTGGTACAAAAACGGTGTTCACTCCGGCCTGTCGACCAGCACCACCACCATCGACTTCAACAGCGCAACGGTGGCAGACAGTGGCGTTCGGCAGGTGAAAGTGACCGATTACAACGGCACCACCATTACCTCTACGGCCTGTACCGTTACCGTCAGCTGACGGTTATTACAAAGGGTGGCTGAGGCTGCCCTTGATAATAATCGCTAAACGGAATTTCCCATGACCCCACTGAAAGAGATTGGTGAATGCCTTATCACCATCGGAGATGATGAATACTTCTTCCGCCCGTCGTTTATCAACATGACCCGCATCGGCGAGCCCAGGGAGATTGTTCAGGCGTTCTATGACCTGCACCACGATGAAGTGTCTGGTGTGTTGCAGTCGGCACTCGATGCTTATGGGGTTATCCCTGCCTGGCTTATCCAGCACATCAAATCGACAAACTACGGACGTAAGGCGTTGATGGCAGCCATGACGGTGCTGGAGGCGTGCTGTGACCGGGACGTGACGCCATTAATCGGTGAGATACGACCGGCCAAAGCATCAGGTAAGGCGTTCAAAATGCGTCGCGGCGCAATGGATGAGTTCGACATGCTGGCGATCGCACAGTCGCTGATCACGCACGGCATCATCGGTAAGGCCAGGGTGCGGCGACTTCAGCGGCATGAGACCAACGAGTCGACATCGGAGTTCACCGCCTTCGAGTATATCAGCGCCGCGCGCAACCACTTTAGCATGAGCCGGGAAGAGGCGGAGCAACTTACCATGACCGAGTTTACTCAGCTTCTGGCAGCTAAGTATCCGGACCAGAAAGGCTTCACCCGCGAGGAGTACGACAGTGTGGCTGACGACTTCCTGGCGAAGCAGGCGGCGCGGCGGGCACAGGAATAGACCGAAGCATCAAGGCAGGGTTTTCGTCACCTGACGATTGAGATAAAAATTTCAGCGTTTACCGTTGCGCCTGTGCTATTCCTGGGTAGGATGTTTCACACTTTTACCAATGGGAATAGGGATATGAAGAAGTTCATTTTTGTTGCATGCCTGTCTTTTGCCGCCTCAGCTATTGCAGCTCCGTATAGCATTAACATACCAACTGACCAAAACGCATCTTATACAGTTCTCGATAAAGGGAGTCGAGGTGCTTATAAGACAATTATTACCAAACGAGTTGGATCGTCTGGCACTTCTTATTCTGAAAGGGCATACGATTGCTCCGCTTGGGAGGTCAAATACCTTGGGACTGGTGACAGTATTGAGGCAATGAATTCTTCTGGTGAGGACCCGAACATGTCACCTATAGTTGACCGTTCGATTGCGTATTATGTTGGCAGAGAAGCTTGCAAGTAAGGGGTGGGCGTGTGATTAAAAAAATTTTAATTGCTTCTTTGCTCCTGGCGCTTGCAGGTTGCGATCAAAAGCCTCAAGCCCCGTTTGGATTTGAATGGGGTCAGACTATTGAAAAAACCAAAACTCAGAATTTACGTAAGATGGACGTAAATGATGAGTATAGTTATGTTACTTTTATTCACGCCGATAGCGCACCAGATCCATCGGCGTACTCTGGAAGGTATTTCCTAGTTTTTAGACCTAAATTCGGTTTAACGAATATTTCGTTTTCAAAAGATGTTGATCAATCAAGTATGCTTTTTGACGAAGGTCAAAGGATTTATAATGATATCGCCGCAAAGCTAGAGAAAAAGTACGGCAAGCCATTAGAAATTCTCGAAAAAATGGATAGAGATGGAACTGAGTTTTACGATTGCCTGAGCAAGGAAGGCTGCGGCCAGTGGGAGCGTAAATATAAAAACAAAGACATGTCAATAATTTTAAAGATGCAACCAGCTGGGATGTTAATTCCTGATTTTGCCAAGGGATCGGTTAATGTGGAATATGAATATTTCACAGATGATATGAGGAAAGAAGATTTTAATTCCTCGCATGATAAGGGAAAAGATAATAACTTTTAAATTTAATTAAATAAAAACCTCGCTCCGGCGGGGTTTTTTTATGCCCGGAGATAAACAATGGCTGGCTCAGTTAGCGCTGGAAGCATCACTTATGAAGTAGATATCGACACCGCCCGCCTCATTCAGGGTCGTCGTGATATTGATGCGGCTCTCAATGGTCTGAATAACGGAATGGGCCGCCTTGAGGCCAGCGTAAACCGCACCGAGCGATCTGTTGCGAATATGGACCGCGCCATGTCCAACTTAAGTGGCGTGGCTCGCGGTCTTCTGGCGGCGTTATCTGTTCAGCAGGTAGCCAGTTATGCCGATGCATGGACCACACTCAATAACAAACTGGCTAACGCTGTACGACCCCAGGAAGAACTTGTGGATGTCACTACGCGGGTGTTCGATATAACGCAGAAAACGCGCAGTAGTCTCGATGCAACTGCAACGCTATATGCTCGCCTGGAACGTGGAACGCGTGAATACAATACTTCAGCGGAAGATCTGGCTAAGCTGACGACCATAATTAACCAGGGCTTTGTGGTTTCTGGTGCGACAGCTCAAGAAGCAGAAAACGCGATTATTCAGTTGTCACAGGGTATCGCATCAGGCGTTCTTCGTGGCGAGGAGTTTAACTCGGTATCTGAGCAGGGCAGCCGACTTATGGTAGCGCTGGCCCAGTCTCTTGGTGTAGGGATTGGCGAACTTCGCGCCATGGCCGCTGAGGGCAAGTTAACCACAGATGTCGTGGTCAACGGATTACTCTCTCAGGGCGATGAGATCGGAAAAGAGTTTGCGAATACGGTCACCACAATCAGCCAGGCAATGCAGACTGCTGGTAACAACATCACCAAGTTCTTCGGCGAAAACTCAACGGTCAAATCCTTCGTTAGCACCTTCAACAATTCGGTAGTGTCAGTCAGTGAAAATATTGAGGGATTGAGTGCGATCCTTGCATCAGTCGCTGTTCTCATGGGGGGGCGGTATGCTGGTGCCCTGGCATTGGCCACAGCAGAGAAAGTTAAAAAGGCCATAGCCAGCAGGGATGAGGCTATCGCTGAAACACAGGCTGCTCAGGCCGCAGCAAACAAAGCAAATGCAGATTTACGGGCTTCAGCAATCGCAAAAGAGCGCGCCCTTGATGAAGTCCGTCTTGCGCAGATGATGAAGGCTACCGCCTTTGATGCCGCCAACCTTGCAGCAGCGGAAGCGCGACTTTCAACGGCCCGTATCGAAGCGGCGACATTAACCGATAACTACAACCGAGCTCTGGCGGCCAACACAATCGCGCAAGACGCGGCTACCGCAGCAGCAAACCGATCTGCTATATCAATTAGAAGCCTTGGGGCAAGGGCTCTTGGGCTTATTGGTGGACCTGTAGGGTTTGCGACCATCGCAGCGACTGCCATTTTCTATTTCTCACAGAAAGCAAAAGAGGCTCGGGATGATGCCAACAGGCTAGCCGACAGCGTCAATGAACTTGGTGCTAAATTCCAGAGCATGTCGCATGTCGAGCTGGCGGCTACGCTGGGGAAATTGAGCGGCAACTTGCCAGAGCTAAGCGATGCTGTTTCTGATGCGCAAAAAGCTTTCGACAAAGCCACAGCATCGGTCCAATTCCATCAGAGGGAAATTGAGAAATACGGTACAAACACCACAAGGGGGCGTCAGGCTGCGGAAGCGCTAGGTGGAGCACAGGACCGGCTGGCAATAGCAACAGGGAATCTTGACGAGGCTAGCCGCAGATACAGCCAGACGTTAAGCGCTATCAATATTGGCAGGGCAATGCTTAGCGGTGAGTTCCGGCAGGGCATTGAGCTTTTACGCCGAGACGGACAAGAGGCTGGTATTGCTGCCGGGATGATGAAGCAGCTTGGTGAGATGACTAACTTCGCTGCGAAAGCTAAGCAAAACTTCAACTCCTCCAGCCTTAAAGTCGAGCGCCCGAAAAACATTCAGGAATATCTAGATAAACAGCTTGAACAAATTGAGCTTCAAAGCGAATTAAATGATAGGAAACGCGCTCAACTAAAGGCCGAGCAGGACATAAGAAGCCTTGGCGGCGCAACTGAAGCGGATATTAAGCTTGCCCGAGAAAGAGCGGGGGTAGAGTTTGATAAAAGCCAGGCGCTCGCAAATACAAGGAAAGAGCAAAAGCAGGCAGAGCAGCAGAGCAAGCGATCTGCCTCAGCCGCCGAATCTGACGCCCAGAAGCTTCAGAAACTCAAGGAAGCATCCGAGCTAACCGCAGATTCAACAGAACAGCTAAGTCGCGCTCAGGCCATTCTCAACGCGCAAAATTCGCTTAGCAAAAGCGCCAGCCCTGAGATGATTAAGCAGGCTGGTGAATATGCTGCGAAGAAGTGGGATACAGCGAACGCCATTAAGGCTCAGGCTGCATCAGAGAAACTGTTGCCCGAATCTCTGGAGAATGCAAAGTATCAGGAAGATGTCCGTGATCTGGAAACTGCGTTATCGGCGAAGAAAATAAGCCAGGAGCAGTACAACGACACCATCGAACAACTGGAGCAGCAGCATCAGGTTAATCTCGCAAAAATCAGGGCCGATCAGGCGGTAACACCCCAAATGGAAGCGGCGGGCTCAGTTGATCCTGTTACGCAGCTTGCCAACGAGAATGCCAGGAAGCTGGCACTCATCCAGCAGTTTGAAGCTGATAAAACCATCACAGAGCAGCAGGCTATTGCTCTACGTAATGCGGCAAACACCCAGTTCGAGCAACAGAGGATTGCGGCTCAGTGGGAAATTTATCGCAACCAGAGCGAGGGAAACGAACTGCTGGCCGCGTCGCTGGAAGGGCTTCAGGGTGGCGCAACAAATGCATTAACCGGTCTCATTAACGGCACTCAGAGCTTGCAGGAGGCAATGGCTAATGTTGGATCGACCATTCTTAACAGCGTGATCGGCAGCCTCGTTGAAATGGGTATGCAGTGGGTTAAGGCTCAGTTGATGGGGCAGGCCGCAGCCGCCGCTTCTCTTTCTGCAACCATGGCTCAGGCGACGGCTGCTGCTTCAGCCTGGGCTCCTGCTGCGATGAGCGCTTCCATCGCGACATACGGCACAGCAGCAGCGGTTGGACAGTCTGCTTATGCGGGTTCGCTGTTGATGGCCAAGGGCATGGCGGTCGCTGGAGCTCGTGAACACGGTGGCCCGGTATCAGCCAGCTCCATGTACCGCGTTGGTGAAGGTGGGAAGCCTGAAATATTCAAGGCCAGCAACGGCAGTCAGTACATGATACCTGGCGATAATGGGCGAGTAATTAGCAACCGGGATATGCAGGGCGGAAGCGGCGGTGGGGGCGGAATAGTTCAGCACATCACATTTGAAATCAACACTACCGGTGGAATCGACCAGGCAACGATGAAGCAAATGGAGGGGATGATGAAGCGGGTCGCTCTGTTCCAGATAAACGATCAGGCCAACCGACCCAACGGTCTTATCCAACCGAGGACTAAACGCTAATGCCAGAGACATTTATTTGGAAACCCCAAAAAGGTTATTCGGTAGAGCGCACGCCTAATGTGGCTGTCGTAAAGCTTGGCGACGGATATGAGCAAAGGCAGGTGAGGGGGATCAATCCGCTTATGGATAAATACGCGCTCACCTTCATCGGCGTCAATGATGCTAAATGCTCAAAACCAAACATGGCCCGAGCTGCCGAGGCATTTCTTAAAGCACGCATGGCGGTGGAGTCTTTCTACTGGACGCCATCGGATACGGGGGTGCAGGCGTTGTTTGTCTGCCGCTCCTGGAATATGACAAAAACCGGGCCGCTGTATGAACTGTCGGCCACGTTTGAACAGGTACCACGATAAGCCGAAAGGCGGGAGTTAAAAATGCAAGTTACGATAGCCGATAATGGAAAAACTATATGGATGCGTAATGAAGATGCGCAAGAAGGGATAACATCACTTAGTTATTTAAAGGACGGCACACAACATAAAATTGTTGCCGCCCTTGAGAATGCTCTTATTCAAGCGAAAGGGCAGATGCAATTAGCCGATGACGTTAATTGAATAACGAATATTAGCCTGATGCCCTGCTGGTAATGCTAAAACGACATTCCAGTTACCAGAGTGTGGAACTGTAATGTTTGCGGGAAAGCGTTTGTAAAAACCACCATAATGCTTGAAGCTTCTACCATTTTTAAAATTACTGTAATTGCTATCGTCCATTACAATTACATTGATTTGGTGAGAGCACTCAACTGAAACCGTACTCCCCCCTTCAATGTATTCCCTGCTGTGTATATGTGACATTTTTTGACCCTTTAAAGAGGTTATCAGCCATCCCTCTTCCCAGAGTGCGTCAGCGTCCCACCGCTGACGGGCTGAACCCACAACATAACCAGGGATTAGCATTAACAAAACCCTGATATTCAGACAGTAGCCACCTCTGGGTGGCTTTTTTTATGGGAGATTTTTGTGCGCGACATTCCACCAGAGCTAATTATCGAAAGCGTTGATGCCGGAGTTGGCGCTTTTATCGATCTGTTTGAACTCGACATCCGGCCTTACGGCGGGAACCTGGAACGTTTTCACTCCGGCACCAACGGCTTTTACAACAACGTTATCTGGCGCGGTAACGCCTATCCCGCGTATCCAATCGCCGTCGAAGGCTTCGAGAGCCGGAACGAGGGCACGTATGCGCGCCCGGCCATGGCCGTCGCGAACGTCACGGGTATGATTTTTGGGATGAACCATGATTTCGACGACCTGCTGGGCGTGGTGATCACCCGTCGGCAGGTGCCTGTGAAGTATCTGGACGCGGTTAACTTTCCCAACGGTAACCCGGATGCCGATCCCACCATGGAGGCGGTATCCCGTTACGTTGTCGAGGAGATGACAGAGGAAACCTCAGAGCAGGTTACTTATTCCCTCGCAACGCCGGTGGACTGTGACAATGCCATTATCCCGGCGCGGACTATCCTGGCGGATGTTTGCCAGTGGGTTTATCGCGGTACCGGCTGTAACTACGACGGGCCGCCAGTCGCTGATGAACGGGACAACCCGACCAGCAACCCGGCGCTGGATAAGTGCTCTCACCGCCGCACAGGTTGCCGCTTCCGTTACCCGCGCCCGTACCCCATGCCAATCAGCAGTTTCCCCGGTTCACAGAAGGTTTCTTGATGCAGGAATTACTCGAGTATGCTGCCTCGTCGCAGGATGAAGTGTGCGCGCTGATTATCGACGACACCCGTCTGCACCCGTGCCGTAACGTACATCCCGATCCGGCTCACCATTTCCGTATCAGCGACGCTGACTGGCTGGCAGCAGAGGAGGCGGGGGAAGTCACGGCGGTATTTCACTCGCATCCTCAGCCGGTACCTGTGCTGTCAGGTGCTGACCGCGCCACGCAGGTTATGACAGGCCTGCCCTGGTGGCTGGCGTGTAACGGCGAGCTGCGAAAGTTCCGCCCGGTACCGCACCTGCTGGGCCGCCGGTTCGAACATGGCGTGACAGACTGCTACACGCTGTTTCGCGATGCGTATCATCTGTGCGGTATTGACCTGACGGATTTTGCACGGACTGAAGGCTGGTGGCTGCGAGGAGAGAATCTCTACCTCAAGAACCTGGCGGCCAACGGTTTTCACCAGGTTTCCCCCGGCGAGGCCGTACCCGGTGATGTGATCCTCCGCCAGCCGTTTCCGGGGGCTGATCCATGCCATGCGATGATCCTGCTGGACGATAACATGGTGCTTCACCACGACCACGCCGGGCACCTTAGCAGGCGTGAGCCTTACCGCATGGCTTACATGAAACAAACCCATTCCATCTGGAGGCATCACCTGTGCTCATCTTTAGATTTGCGGGGCATTTCCGCCGACATTTCCGCCAGGTCACATTAAACGTTGATACGCCTGCGCAGGGGCTTCGCCTGCTGCTGGCCCAGTGCCCGGACTTCAAAAAAGACTTTCTCAAATCGCGGGTGCGTGTCCGTGTGGCGGGCGGGGACGGGGGCACCGCTGCC